TACATCTTCAAGAGCCTTGCGATAGTCATCTTCAGGTGTTTGACGAAAGACATCTTCAATGATAATCATTCCTCCAGGAGAAACAAAAGGGATTCCAGCGTGAATAATACGTATTTGATCTTCAAATCCATGCGATGAATCGTCTAAAAGAATATCTAGATTTCCACCTGTTTCTGCAAGAGCATTATGAATAGAAGTTGTATCCGCTACATCCATTTTTGCAGCAACAAGATCAGGCATAGAATAGCTTTTTAGATTATTTATGTAATTCTCATCTCGGTCAAATAGATAGAGTTGCCCTTTTGAAAAAAAATGTCTCCATAAAAGTCCTGAAGCACCTCCAGCAATTCCAATCTCAGCAAATCGGACAGGTTGAAAGGCAAAACGTGAAAATAGAAGTGAATAGATTGCAGTGTAAGGATGGCGATGTCCTTTATCATTTAGTGGAGTTTTATCTGTACCGCAAGCCTTTCCAAGAAGACACATATACGTTATTGCTTCAGATGAATCTATCTTCATTGAGTGAATATGATCCATTCTCATTTCTTTTATATAATTCATTTTATATCCTGTAGTATTCTTTATCATATTCTCTTTAGATTTCAAACGATTTTTTCAGGGCTGCCGCCTTAAAATTGAACGGCAACGTTGAAACGAAAGGTAGGTAGGAAATAAAAGTAAAATGTCTTCAACTGTTGTTCAACACTCTGACTTTAACACTGCGAATGTATCTTTCACGCCCATCAAGGTTCTGGAGTCTGGCGGTAAGCAGGCTTATCTGAACTATTCATCAAATGGATCAAGCCGCAGTCTGACCATGCAGACGGCCTCAATGGCTGTACCGTATGGCATGAACGTGTATGACAAGGCGGGTCCGATCAAGTACAGCGTAGATCTCTCCTTCCGCGGCTATGAGGATGATTCGCCTACGAATAAGGTTCATGCGTTCTACAACACTATGCAGGCTCTGGATGAGTTCATGGTGCAGCAGGGCGTGAAGAACTGCCAGGCTTGGTTCAAGGCCAAGCTGAGCGAGGAGACGGTTCGTGCCTTCTATACGCCGATCATCCGTGTTTCAAAGGATGCGAATGGCAACCCCAAGCCGTATCCGCCGACTCTCAAGGTCAGCCTGAAGCAGAAGAAGGATAGTGAGGCCTTCGACATCAGCTGCTATGATGCCAACAAGCAGCCGTATGAGGGTGTTCCTCTCAAGGAGCTGCTTGTAAAGGGTGCTCAGGCGACTGTACTGATCCAATGCACGGGTGTATGGTTTGCTGGTAGCAAGTTTGGCCTGTCCTGGAAGGGTGTGCAGCTGCGTATTGACAAGCTGCCCGATTCAATCCGCGGCTTTGCATTTGCGGATGAGGATGCCCAGCCGTCTTCACGCAGCCAGACTGCACCCGCCAACAAGAGCCGTGCTGCCCCTGCACCTGTGAAGCAGCAGCAGGAGGAGGTTGAGGATGAAGTGGATGATGATGAGGCCTTCTCAGCAGCTCCTGCCACGACTCAGCAGCAGAAGCCATCAGTTCTGGCTGCAGTAATGCAGCAGACGATGGATGACGAGCCTGAGGATAATGAGCCTGTTTCATCGGTTCAGGCAAAGAAGACGGTGGTAACCGCTGGTAAGGTTATCAAGACGGTGAAGCCGAAGGCGAAGGCGTAAAGTGGTAGAAAAGTAAAAAAAGTAAAGCAAAAAAAGAAAAGTAAAAAAAGTAAAAAGAAAAAAATACAATTTAAAACAAATACAAGACAACCAAATAGATACTTTTTTAATGGACTCAATCCATTTAGAAAAAAAGGATCTTCCTTTTCTTCCAAATTTTTCAATGCACCGATTTAAATCACTTTATCTTTATAATAATCGCATACGAATTCTATTTGAAGATTATCTACCTCAAGGAATTGAACTTTTAGATTGTGGTGAAAATTATATCCACAGTGACGGCCTTCCAAGTGTATGGCCAGATACAATAAAAGAATTATATCTTGACTATAATTGTATTTATGATACAGATGGTATTACATGGCCAGATAATTTAGAACTTCTAAGAATAGGTCATAATCCCCTATTTCTTTTTCCAGAAATGCTTCCACCAAATCTAAAAATTCTCCAATGTAATCATACACCTTTAAAGGAAATTCCTTATCTTCCAATAAATCTTAAAGTATTATATGCAAGAGCCTGTTGTATAGTACGTCTTCCTTCTATATTACCTTCAACTCTTGTTTCAATAGATCTTGCATCTAATCATTTAAGGTCAGAGGATCTTCCAAAGGCCTGGCCTGAAACTCTAGAAACCTTAGATTTAACCTCCAACTATTTAGACACATTTCCTACTGGGCTTCCTACATATCTTTTTTGGTTATCTCTTTCACACAATAAAATTAAAACTCTTTCAGATACTCTTCCTGAGTATTTACAAACTCTATTTATTTCAAACAATGGACTCTTAACACTTGATTGGAAGAAACGAACCCTTCCACTTCTATTAGCAGATATAAGTTACAATAGTCTTTTAAATATTCCAAATGAAGATATAAACGATGGATGGGCATGTCATATTCTGAGTGAGTATAATTGGGATAAACCTATCTATTCAATTGTTGTAAAGAGATTTCAGAATCTTTGGCGCCGATATCGTCTGTGTCAGATTCTGCGATGTAGAGCAAGGATGTCTAAGGTAAAGGATGAACTTCTCGCTGTGGCAATGTGTCCAGAAAGAGTAGGTCATTTTGAAAGTATCCCAGTATTTAGCTAGGTCCAGTGGGCCCAGAATTAAATGAGCCACCACGGAAAGGGTATGTTGTTACACTCGTAGCAGCACAGACCGCCGCGCATCCCTGAACTCTGTCAAGACGAACGCTCGCCATCTGTGTATTAGGCTGCTCACGAAATACAGTATTACCATTCAGCGCGGTAAGTTGATTATAGTACGAACTGAGTGCGCGCTGTTGCTTTTGTTTAGTTATTGTAGATGCATCCGTATTTGTTGTAGGCATTTCTAAGAGGCCCATAGAAAATAATTATGAAGCTGGTCTCAAATATCCAGGAACTCCATCTAATGCACAAGATTTTGAATATTTTGGCATTGTAGAATTGAGAATTTCTGTAGGTGTAGGAGGACACGGTGGTAAAATAACTTTTCCTTTATATTCAGAAAATCTCCTATAGAGATCTGTTGCAGGAGAATACGCTTCCGCAGTTTTATCTTGTAATAAACGAATACGAACTGACTCGGGAACTCCTTTGAGTCCTTGAGAGACAATTGCAGTAATATCAGAAGGTAATAATGCAGTTCTTGTATTAATTGATGCATCCGTAATCTGCGATGAATTTACACCACCTCTTCCAGAATATGTACTTATTTTACAGCCAGCGCATGCAGGGTTTGTATTTGCTCGTCTTACAGCATCCTGTACAGCGCATGTCTTTGCACTTCGTAGAACCTTATTAATTACACTACTTGCAAGATCTCCAGTTTTTTTAGTTGATGATGTTGATCCCACACAACACGACATTTTTACTGTGCTACGCTATTTAACTCTGTAGTTTATTTTGTAGATCTTTTATCTTAACTTGTAAGTTTTTACAGAGTTCAATTAGTTCAGAAAATGATTTCTCTTTATTGGGATCCGTACTCATCTTTTTAAAGAGAATAACTTGATCCCAGAGTTTTTTAAGTTTCTGGGTAATTTCAATCTTTTTCTTAAGGGCCTGCTGTGTTTCATAGTAGTCCTGAGACTTAAGTGTAGTCTGATCCTTTACAGTTTCCGTTAAAGGATTAATACATTGCAGCGGAATAATATCTTTGGCCTCCAATTCGTAGCGACTGCATTCAGTAATAAATCCTTCCACCTTATGTTTATTCATTTCACTTGCAGATGAAACTCCGTCATCATATGTCTTTTGAAGACTCTTTGCAAAATATAAGAGAAATCCAAAATACGATATAAGATACTTATCATCAAGTGATAGAACCCATGTATGAACTGCATTAATATCTGTAGAATTGACTGGTGTGTAAGGACACTGAATTAATCCTGTACTTGCTAATTCATTTGCAAGATAGGCTTCAGTCTTTTTCTTAGCTACATCGTCTGGTACAGCTTGACCGGATTCATCCACTTTCTCAGATTTATAGACATTTTGATAGAGAGAATCATAGAAGGGACAGATCTCTACAAGTCGTAAAGGCGCAAAAAAAAGTTGCGAATCGTAGATTTCTTTTACTTCAAATCCTTCTCTAAATCCATTTCGGACTAAATATAGAATCCAAATAAAGATAACTAGAAGAATTCCTATGAGAAGAAGATTCATCCAACTATTCTTCCATTGGCTTTCATTTCTTCAAATTCGCTTAGAGACTTCAAAGCCTGAATGGGGAGGTTGAAAATCTGTGAAATACGGATAAAATCTTCGCGTCGCCGTTCATTAGATTCATAGAAACAGTAGAGAATCCCTGGGACAGAACAGAATCCAAAGAGCTTTGAACCATTACCTGGTGTCCTATCTAGCAAAATTCCTGACCACTTGTTTCTAAGCGCTTCTTTGCGCCAAGAAAGAGGTGTTCTTATACTATCTTCAGCATGATGCGGCCGATAGAAATTGGCCACACGGAGACCTACTTCTTTTCTTGATTTTAGAGTTGCTTTGCGTAGAAGATGCCAATCATCAAGAATATCTTCAAATTCTATTAAGGGCTGGGGCATCTTTTACTTTTACTTTTATTACTTTATTTTTCCTTGTGCGACGTTTAGTATCAATTTTTGCAGGGCGCCTTTTATTTGTCTTTCTTTTTTCATTTTGTTTTCCCTTTCCTTTATTTTTTTCTTTCTCTTTATTTTTCATTTCCTTAGCTTTTGCACGGTCCTTCTTCTTTTTTTCTTTATCAGCTTCTCTGCGATCTTCACGTGCTTTTAAGATTTCTAAAATAGTCTTTTGATGACCTGCACAACGAACTGAGAAGCCAGGAAATGTTTCTTTTCCATCACGGTATAGATCTGAGATTTGTATAAATTTTTGAGCAAAACAATTTACAGGAAATTCAAGAACTTTATCATCATCTGTTAAAAGAGAGATCATTAGATATAGAAAACTGAGAGTATCAGGACTTCCAATTCTCAATGAATCTTTTGTATCTAATTTAATTTCATTATAAGAAGAACATGCAACTTCATCAACTAAATATGCAACTGGTTTTCCTCCTTGTTTGATTGCTACGCGCTTAGGTAAAATATCTTGATAACCATCAATAATCTGAATTTCAACATTATTTGATTGAAGAATATCACGAATATTTTGAATATCTTTTTCAAGATTAATATTTGGACTGAAAAAAAGAACAGGCCCACCTGAACGGACAATCCAACTCATTGTTTCAGAAGTATTCTTAGTCTTTTTGTAGATATATGCAATCTCAGGACCCGCTAACACTCTCTTTTTTAAGATTAAATATTGAATAATTTTTTCACGTATATCAGGATCTATCTTTTCAAAGGTAATGCGTTGATTTCCGCATAGAGACGTAGGTTTTGCATGATTTAGAAGAGTAAGCCGTTCAAAGACTTTTGACCAACGTTTTACTTCTCCACGAGGCCGACTGAGTTCTAAATACATATTCATCCGAAGAATATCTGCACCTACATACGAAACACCAGCAACTGTAATTTTATTCTCATTGATTTTCTTATATAAATAAGGATTCAAGTAACTAATATCTGCAATGGCCGTATAGTTTGCGTAGAGTTTCTTTGTACCTTCATGAACTCCAGAGCGTTCTTCAATATTGTCAAATCCCTCTTTTTTCAACATTGCAATTAACTCTTTTGTATCGGACTCAGGATCAGGCGAAAAGAAATCATAATCGGGAAGATCATATTCAACTTCATAAAATTTAAGATTTGAAGGCAAATGTGCATTAATCGCCTGTCCTCCATAGCAGGGACGATTTGATTTACGCAAAAACATTTCAACAACTTCAATTGCCTTTTGTACCTGAGGATCATGCGCCAAGTAGAAATCAACTTTCTTCTGAGCCTCTTCAAGAGCCTCATTCAATAAGGCTTTCTGTTTTTTAAATTTTTCAGTTTCAAGAATTGGACTTTGTATTGATCGCTGTCGAAGTTCGTCGTCCATCTATATCTCATTTATAAATTCAATGAAGGAACTTTAGGATTTCCTTGATTTGCATCTGCTTTCTTGCTAAGTACCTGCGGTGGCACCGCTTTTACAACCTGATATTGTAGAGAGGCCGATTTCATTTTCCAGCTATAGGAACCCCAACTCTTCATAAAGTCAGTTAGAACTGCAGGAGTATCAAAGATAGTAAAAGGTATAATCTGAACACCATATGTATTAAGAAGTGTATCACGATCTTTACTTGCAATATTTGCATATGGAGTATCGTAGTCACTTAATGTAAGCGCATTATTCGTCTTTGCTTGCGCATCGGCTAGATTCTTACTAGGCGTACTTAACCAATAGGATACACGCTGACGACCTTCCGTTAATTGTGTTCCTTTCGGAGCGATGCTTGTAACTCCATCCTTCGGAATATCATCTCCTGAACTTGAATAGAAGGTTCCATGAATATAGTTTCGTAGATTCTTTTCAGATTTCATATTCTGAGTCACAAGAGGATCAGTAAATACATCAGTATTTGCATTTGTAAAAACAAGTGTTTTTCCTTGAAGATCCTCAATTGGCTGCACGAGAAGAAGTCCAGGATTCTGTAGGGCTGTAAAAGGAATTGTATTTAGTGTAGTTAAAAGTGTAGATTTAAAAGGGGCCAGTGCAACTGAGACAAGTCCAAGAAAATCAATATACTCCTGTTGATTCTGGACGCGATCAGGAGTATTCTTGAAGTCTAGGATAAGTATAAGTGGATCTTTTCCAGTTGCAAGGCCTGGTGCAAAAGCCTGTTGTGCGAGAGCATTAAACATCAGTTTAAGATCTCCTGAATTTGCACTTCTTAGAACATCATTTTGATCCCTATACAATAGACACGGTTCTCCAGGTTTTCCGAAGAGTTTAGGATCTTTCTGTGACCCAGTATAGAAATCAATTGAAAAAATAAAACAGCGAAATCCTAGATCTAGAGATAAACGAAGGGCCTGTGGATCAAAACTTCCAACTGCAGGTCCAAGATATCCTGCATTTACAACAGTCAGTGGCGCATAATTTACAAGAACTGCATTTTCTTTAAAGGATTCAAGTTCTTTAGTCGCCAAATAGTCTTTAATGCTTGCTCTTCCTTGACTTAATGATGAAATTGTTCCATTAAAAACCTGCAATTGACTTAATGCAATATCTGAAGGGCTTGGTCTAGTAGCAAAATAGACAATGATACCTATCATAGATGCAATAAATGCAGCAATGAGTAATGTATAAGGGCTTATATTCGGAATAAAAAATTGGACGTAACTAAGGATTCGTCCAATTGCTAACCCTGTATTTTTTGCAGCGTCTGTCAGAAACATTCTACGTTTTCATCAGATATTCATTTTCTTAAAATCACCCAGTGTTAGAATCTTAATTGTAGAAATCTCTCGCGCCTTCTTTACCTTTGAACTTTCCGCTACAGGATCATCAGGAAGAAGTAGATACGTAAGATTCTTTGATACAGTATCAACGAATGTCCAGCCCTTTGCTTCATATTCAGTCTGAAAGGGCTTGGAGCGAAAGCCACTGAGACAAATGGAGCCCTTGCTATCCTTAGGAGCAGCTGCTGCAGAAACAGTATTAATCGAAAGAATAGGATACGGAATCATAGGTGTCTCCTTACTACGCCAATCCTCATAGGTCTTATATGTCTTCAAGAATTCTTCAAGAGCATCCTTTGACCATCCCACTGGAAAGGCCGGAAGCGACCTCCATCGCCGAGGATCCTTTTCAATCGAAAACAGACTCTCAAGCTTCGTGTGACCCACACCACGTCCCATGCAACTGCTTGCGATCATCCAATCCAGTTCCGTTACCTTACTGCTGCCCTTAATGCCCTTCTTAATATCATCAATAACCTTAAAGAGTTTGGGACCATTTGTCTTTCCAATAACTATGATAAGTTCAGCCGATGTTGCCAATAGAAGCTTTCCAATGGTTGAGATCTTTGCAGTCACCAACTTCTCTGCAATGCCTGGACCCAAGCCAGGAATATCAAATGCCTTTGCAAAATGAACAAGCCGTGCCTTCATCATGTCTTCATTATTTTCCTCATTATTGATAATATGAATCGCACTGACTGGATCACCATTCCACTTCCATGAGCAATCCGTCGGCAGAAGATCATTTGTCTCGCTTGGAAAGATAACACGATCAATTGCAGGGATAACATCACCACTGCGACGAATACTTACACGCGCCCCAGGACCAATTCCATTGCTTACAATGAAGCGTGCATTGTTTCCAGTGACGAACTCAATGCGCGCAGAGCCGACTACAATGGGCTGGACACGAATGCGAGGAATTAGATATCCCTGGGCACTTGCAGTCCAAATGACTTCTTCAACCTTTGTCTCAGCGCACTGCTCACCAAGAACCATCTTAAACGCAACCTTTGCAGTTGGATTCTTGAGTTCCTTGGGAACTTCAGAAAGTTCTAGAGAAGATGCAACAACAATTCCATCCGTATCATACTCAGATGAAATACGACGAACCTTCAGTGTCTCCTTCAACTTCGCCTCAAGATTCTCAACTGGAATAATTGAATACCAAGGAACCTCAAATCCAAGGAGCTTCATAAACTCAAATTGGGCAAATGGAATCAGCTTAGAAGGCTGAATAACTTCATAGGCAACAAAGCGAATCTTCTTAAGTTGATCCTTCTGCAGAGTCTTCTGGTGAAGCTGACCATTGACCCAACTACGCGCAATGGTCCCTGATGGAACATCCTTTCGTAGAAGAACAAGCTCTCCACGAACAACAATAGGATCTTTTGTCTTTACAAGTCCCTGTACAAAGGGAATAATTCCACTACTATCAACACCAGATTCACCATCTCCACGAAGGAATAGCTGAGTTCCAGTCCAGAGCGCTGAAATTCCATCTAGCTTATCACTCAGAAGAACTTCCTTTGCCTTTGTCTTCTTTACAAAAGCATCAACTTGTCCTGTTGCAGGCTTGATCTTATTAAGAGAGGCCATGAAGAAAGGTAGCTTGCTTACCTTTCCCTGAGGCTTTGCACCGACTTGAGTTAGAAAGGAATTCTCAGGATCCCTCTCTTCAAGTTCATCGCGTAACAGATCATACTCAGCATCACTAAGAATCTGCTTTCCAGAATTATAATAGGCATCAGCCGCATCCTTAAGAGTCTTTACAAGCTGGGGAGTGGTAAGGGCCGACATTTTATTTGCTTAAAAGGCCGCCCTGCCGTCGTTCAAATTTTTATTAGGGGTACGTCCAAATAAAAATTTGAACGTGCGAAGGCCCTAGTTTTAAGTACAAATAAACTAAAATGGAGCAATATCGTGTTCGTTATCTTCTTTCGCTAATGGATTCTGCAGCGCGGACAAATCTCAAGAAGCTTCTTCCAAAGAAGCTTGTAATGCCAGATGTACAGACACATACGTATCCTTCAGGAATTCTTGCAGTTCTTCCAAAGGAGGAGTCCTATTCGCTTCTAGGATGTATTGCTGAAGATCTTCTGCGTCTTCCTTCTGCTGAGATTAGTCTAGCGGCACTACATGCTCTTATGAAGAAGTATTATACTGAATATTCTGCTGAGAATACAACAAAGATTACAAAGTCAAAGACAACTCAGCCTTTTCTTGATCATCTGATTGCAACGAGAAAGAAGCTTGATGCAGTTGTAAAGGGAACTCTTGTCTTTGATACGGCAGTTACATATAAGGCAGTAGAAGGTCATCCTGATGCACAGACAGAGACGCAGATCTTTGAGGTTAAGCTGACAGGTATGCTAAAGAAGAATTGGACGGACTTTCTGTTCCAGATTTTCGCCTATGCCGCTCTCCATGAGCCTGCTACCGATGTCTATCTTGTGCTTCCACTCCAAGAGACAATCTGGCACTGCCCTGTCTCTGAATGGGTTCAGAGGAAGGCCTATCGTGATTTCTTGAATAGTCTAAGTACAGCTAATCAGGTACCGACTGCAGAGGCATCTCCTATTCCTGGCCTCATGTTGCAAGAGACGCATTCAATTGGCAATCATGTGCAGAAACTCAAGACAGTTGCCGCAACACTTGAGGCTCTACATCAAGTGAATCATAAGCCATTTCAGATGTTTCTATCTGGTCCGCAAAATACAAAGATTGCAATCAAGGATGAAGATCTTGCTGCAGGAACTCAAATGCAGCAGAAAACAGGTGTTCGGATGTATGTTCATAGTCCGTATATAATTAATCTCTGTCATGAGCCTGGAAAGAATGAAGACTATGGACGTGTTTGTCTAGAGAAGAATCTTCAGTATGCCAATACAATGGGTCTGAAGGGTGTTGTTGTTCATGTTGGCAAATCAACAGATCTTCCACTTCCTATAGCTCTTGAACATATGCGGACAAATCTTATGAAGGCAATGGATTCTGCAACAGATGCATGCCCTATTCTACTGGAAACACCTGCTGGACAGGGAAGTGAAACTCTCACAACCTATGATGAATTTGTCACATTTGCGCGCTCATTTAATTCTCCTAAACTGAGAATCTGCGTAGATACTTGCCACGTCTTTGCGACTGGCCAGAATCCATTTGACTATATTAAGAAGATCATTGCTGCCGATCCAACTCTTCTCAAGCTTGTACATTTTAATGATTCTTCTACGCCCTGTGGTTCTTGTGTAGATCGCCATGCATTTATTGGAACGGGTAAGATTGGCTATGCAGCCTTGAAGGATATCGCGGATTATTGCATGGATCATAGTATCCCTATGCTGGTTGAGTAAGAGTCGCGCTAGAATTAAATGTATAAGATATTCACTATAAAAAATGCCATGTGGCTGTGAAAAAGATCGATATATTGATCCCGAGGGACTTGGATGGGGTCCTCTTCTTTGGAGAGTTCTTCATGGACTTGCGGAACGAATTGGAAGTTGTACCGCGCTTTTTTTCAATGATGAAAGACTTACATGGACTCATCTTCTCACATTAACTGGTGAAATTCTACCATGCGAACTGTGTCGCGAACATTATAAAAAATGGATAAAGGCAAACCCTATCCATGATATTAAACTATTAAAAGGGACCGAATTAAGAGAATTTATCCGAAAATGGCTCTGGTCTCTTCATGATAATATAGATAAAAACCTTGGTAAGCCAAGTATAGACTATACAGATCTTCCAATTCTCTATGCAGGTATTAATATAGAGTTATCATTTCGATATCTGAAAAAGATCGAAAAGATAGCTGTTCAAGATGGTACTGTTAAATTAAATAGCTGGGATTCATTTGTAAAACATTATTTATTTATGGCAAGTATCTATAGACTTAATTGAGTCCTAAATAATTATTTACTGCGTCATCGTAGGCACTCAAGTGTTCTTCAAGTGATAATTGTTTCTTAAGTGTATCATTTACAAGTTTATCGGACTTTTTCTTAACACTTCCAACTTTCATGATGGACTTTACAACGGGTGGATGTTTTAAAACCTCTTCATAAAACTTGTGGCTCTGTCCTACAGCGCGACTGAGTTGCACAGGATCTTTTACAAGTGAAGGGGCTGCAGGAACTTTCCAACGAGGTACTTCAGTTAAAATAAGAAGTAAAAGACCAAGAATTTCTCTACGTTGTTTTGCAGTTAAACTCACATCAGTTCCACGCCAAATATCAAGAAGTGTCTGAAATTCTTCATGCATCCTTACAACATTACGTCCCGCTAGATCCTTATAGACTTCCGCAAAGACGGCCAGTAAATAATATCCAGGATCTGTACGTTTCTTAGAACTTAGTGTTGCAGGCCCTCGTTCTAATGTTGTAAGCCCAGCACCTCCATTCTCTTTACGAATACGCCCATCTTCTTCAAGAAGCCAACGAACCCAAAAGAGCGCCTTTTCACTTCCACCATCAAGAGCAGCTTTCACAATTTCATTTGCGGCAACACGCATGCATTGTAGATCATTTTCACCTTTCCAGGTTCGTAGAACAGCGGAGGAGTCGGGTGCTTCTTTTACGGCGCGCAACCAACCATCTGTATGAGTTTCTGTTCCAACTGCAGGCCATTTTAAGCTAGAGCGACGAGGACATCCTTGCAGAACATAGATAATTTCACTGACGCGTGTTTGAAACTCTTCATCTTTGTAGAGTTGTTCATGTGGGAATTTCTTAACAAGTACATCCAATTCACCTAAGCGTTTTCGTAAATAGACAAAAATTCGTGGAGATGCAAGCCCGATATGGTGAATGGCTAAGTCCCATGCAGATTTTTTAAAGAGATCAATGCCACCACTACAGACTAGATCTGCGCCGAAATGCAGCGCTTTACCAATTGCGGCAGTTCCAGATTCTGTAATGGCTGTTTGAAATGCATGGAAGGCCTCAGACACTTCATAACCTGATCTCGTTAAAAGAATTTCCTTCTCTTCCTCTTTTTTCTTAGATTCTTTTGCTTTATCCTGTTGTAGGTTACGATTCATCGTTTAGTTCCTTTTCTTTCTATATGATTTTCTTTTATGGTTTGAACCGAAAGATCTACACATTTTTCTAGAGCGTCTAGTTGTTCTCTTTCCTCTATATCCCCCTACAAGCGGAACTGACAGGCCAGCAGAACATGCAGAACATCCACCACCACTCTGTTTCACCATTTTTTCTATATATTGAATAGATAGAAAAAATGAAGCTCTGGCCTCTTAAATATTATAAAGGGCTCAGTAAAACAAAAAAAATAAAGAGATCCAAGGAAATCGCACATTTTTCTACATACGACTGGAAGGATCCACGCGCCTATAAAGGATTTCAAACAGATAAAGGAGTCCGAACAAAGACTTCAAATTATACAAAACGATGGTATAGAAAATTTCCAGACGCACATTCCTTGAAACAAAAAGCAGAGGCAACAGGCGTTCCATTATCGCTTATCAAGAAATCCTATAATCGCGGAATGGCTGCATGGCGTACAGGTCATCGCCCTGGTGCAACAGAGCAACAGTGGGGCTATGCACGTGTGCATAGTTTTCTGCTCTGTGGAAAAACAGCAAAATCAACTGATTCTGATCTCGTCCAAAAAGCAAAAAGAACTACACGCAAAGCAAAAGTCTGGTATAAGAATTGTTAAAGTTCCAACATTCTCTTTTTAATTTCAGTCCATTTTTCATTTGTTGAACGTAATGGTTCTATTAAGTCTTTATTAATATATTTAGGATTATACCACCATTCTTCATAAGGATTATGTTCATTGCACACATTTTCACAGATATATTCATATCCATTATTTAAAAATGTTCTTCCCATTTCCATTTTTTTACTAGGGGGATCACGCCATAAATCATGTTCTGCAGTAATTAATTTAAATGAATATTTATCAAATGGAAAATTACGCAATGTATCAAGTGTTGCATTATCTATATCAAGAGATAAATAATCAAATACAGTTCCTATAGGATAACCGAGTTCAGGCAGTTTAGTTTCCCAGTCAATTGTAATTGAATCTCCAATTATATAAGATGACTTTCTTTTAGTTTTATATGATTCTTCCCATACTGGATCAATTTCAACTAAAACACCTCTCCAACCTAACTTCGTTTCTAATTCATATGTATTATTGATCACAATAGGATCCTGTGATCCTAATTCTAGAAAAGTGCCCTTTCCTATTTGCAGATCTCCATGTTTTTTAAATACTGAATATACAAAATAATCTTGCGCAGCCTGACTATGTTGTATAAATTCATCCATACTTCTATTAAATAATAATAGTTCCTTTAAATATATTTAAAGCTCTCCCTCTTCAATACGCTCCTTTCTCTCATCTAGAAGACGTTTAAGAAGAGTTGCAGTTGAGCTTTCCCACGTATATTTCATAACTGTCTCACGAGCAGCCTTTCCATGCTTCTCTCTCTTTTCGCTATCAAAAAGATACTCTTCAACTCCCATGCAGATATCATGAGGATTGCAGGCTTCGGCCTCGCCACCTACAGGAGAATAGACCATCGGCATATAATACCGAAAAGTCGGCTTTACAAGAACTGAATTATCCTTATTACAATACTCCTTAAATCCTCCAACATCAGGAAGAACCTGCGGAATACCTACACCCATCTGCTCAAAATTACAGAGCCCCCAGCCCTCACCGTCGCATGTATTAATTCCAAGATCTGCAACATTATAGAATAGATTAATATCTTCGTCCTTGAAATTCATATCCTGGCTGCTGATCATCAGACGCGATTCAAACTGCTTGACGGCTACATTACGAAGTTCAAGCTCTCTCTTGAAGATCTCAAAGAGCCACCATCCACCCTTTTCGCCCTTATCACAAATACAGAGTAGGAAAATAGGCTTCTGAGGATTCTTTACAATTAGCTCAACAAACGCCATGATCAAAATATCATAACGCTTTCGCGGCTGATTGCGATTTAAATTCAAAAGAACAAAGGCATCGTTGGGAATACCAAGCTGCTTACGAACAAGTTCCTTAGGAACAGGAAAATATGTCTTACTATCAAATCCATGGGTAATTACATCAATCGGCCGATTGATTCCCTGAGACTTCAGGCACTTCTTCCAAGACTGCGTAAATGTAAAAATGCGATCTGCATCACGATTTAAGATATCCAAATATCCTTGAAGCTGGCATGTATATACCTGATCTACATAAACCCACAGCTTGAAGTCACGAGGAACACCTGACTTACGAATTTCTTCAACAAACTTTGTCACAATTGACATATCGTTATAAATCATAACTACGTGCGGCTTCTTCTTGCGAATTACATCAGGAAGTCCTAAAAATCCAAATCCTTGCTGAGGAGGCTGCTCTGTTTCAGCTGCATCAATTACATCTACGTTAGGAGGATACGGACGATAATTTGCAGGAGGCTTGGGTATTCTCTGAAATCCATAGTGCGTAAGTTCAAGATTTGGCTGCTTGGAAAGTTCTCCAATAATTCCATGACTCACACGGCTATAGCCAGTATATTGCTGGAGGTGAGTGCTAACTAACATGAAACGAAGTGCATCCTTTACTTTAGGAAGATGTGTTACTAGAGGAGAAGGAGAAGGGGAAAGAGACGGGGGAAGTGAAGAAGAAGCAAAAGGCTTTGCAGACATATCCTTCTGTAGCTGCGACTGAATTGTCTTCAAGTAATCAGGTAAATCTGCTTGCATCTATAAAGTAGATATTCCTTTCACTTTAAGACACCACACAAATATACTGTAAGAAGAATGGAAGTAAATCCTGTTCATTCAGAGAATATACAATTAAAAAAAGGAAAACATAGGATTTCAGCTGCGCTTAGAGAGCAGGTTTGGCTACGACATATGGGGCGTGCATTTGAAGGTAAATGTATGACGTCTTGGTGTCAAAATAAAATTACAGTCTTTGACTTTGAATGCGGCCATGATATTCCCGAGTCGAAAGGAGGCCCAACTGATATACGAAACTTATATCCAATTTGCAGAAAATGCAATGGATCTATGGGAAATCGCTATACATTCAAAGAATGGACAAAATTGCATACCTATACTCCACCTGTTCATCCTCTTCCTGCAGTTGAGACGGTGGAGCCTAGTAAAACTACATTTTGGTCTATATGTTTTTGTATGCCATAAATAGAATGGAGACAGAATATAAATTAAGAGAATACAATAATCAACAATTTGTATTTAGAAAAGATGGTGTAAATTATGATGTAGCTCTTGTAGAAGGTGAAAATGGATATAATTTACAGACACAGGACGGTGAAATCATTGATACTCTTACAAGTGATATACAATTTGATGACTGGATTCAGTCAGGTCATTTAACAATGATTTATGAAGATTCAGATTCAGAAGTAGAAAAAATACAAGCAGGTGGGCGTAAGAAGTATAAGAAAAGTAAAAAGGCTAAAAAGTCTAAAAAGTCAAAGAAAAGTAAAAAGTCTAAGAAACGGAGCAATAGGACCAGAAAGTCAAAGGTTTAATAGGTTCTTCATGAGATAGAGGCAGGGGCTTTTCTTTCTTTTCAAAAAAGACAGAAGAACATTCTCCACGACCAGTCCATTTTACACGAAATGCAGACAATAAATCTGCAAATAGATTTTGTGTATCAGTATATGTTTTTTCTCTGAGTTTCACTTCAAAAATAGAATTTAATTTCTCAACTTCTTTCCAATTTGCACCTGCAATTGATCCATTTTGAATGACTCGGACTATCCAAGCATTCCAAAGGGGGGAAATAATTGGATTTTCAAGATCTTGTCCTGCAAAAGCAGAATCCATTACAAAAATAAGAAATCTCAAAAGTCCAGGAAGTCTAGATTCAGGAAACCAGTCAAAAAATCGTAACTCTAGACCATGATTCCAGTGTTTCTTATAATTTAGATCAAGGCCAACTTTATCCAAAGAAGTATATCCTGATTCCAAATGATAGTCTTGATACCATGTACTTTTTACATCTTTGAGATCAACTGTTAGAAGCTTCCCTTCAGGCATTTCATCTGTATCAAATGTTCCAAGTCCAATATATCTAGACATTGCACCTCGTTGAGAGCCTGCAGAGTATAACCTAGAATTTATAAAAGAAAGGGGATCTGGAGATCCAAAACATCCAATAAACAGAGGTTCTAACCATTGAATCATGCGTGCAAGAGTTTGGTGTTTTTTTCGAAAAAGTTCAGGATTTAGAATCGTTTTTTCAGAACTTAATTCAGTTGGCATTGTTAAATTAATATGATAGGTTCCATTATTGAACATTGCAAGATTTTTTAAATTACTTGACATTACAGCAAACCCATGATTTGCAGTGGCCCATTTTACAGTTCCGTATTCACTTAGAATAAGATGTTCTTTAAAGATAGATTCAACTTTCTGTTCAAATGCAGATTTGTAGTTTAAAAGCTCAGCATACACCTTTTCTGCCGTAGTTTTATAAAAATCTTGAGTAATTAGTTCTATGCTATCTCCATCAAATGTAAACCATTTTTCATGACCTTCTTGAAAATATGGATCACATTCTTTTAGAATATCAAATAGACATTTTCCTTGAAATTTTGAATTTGCAACAACTTTTTTTCCAAAGGTTGTTTGATGCTCTAAATTTTTATCTAACTTTGTGAGAGTGTGTGAATTAATTAAAAGTGGTAAATGAATCTGATCAGTATCATCAAAAACAGATAATGTTCTTTTAAGAGCTTCTGATTTATAACTTTTATAATAATCTACGCTATAGCGTTCTGGCCGATGATTTTCTTTAATAAATTCACCGCTAATTAAAAGAAGATCTGAAAATTCCAAATAGGATTCTCTTTCAATTCCAAGACCCCAAAAAAGATCATTGGGTTTATAGAAAAATCCATATCGTTTATGTTTTTCAAGTGGAGTACTTACACTCATCCCTATTAGAGATTAGTGTAATTACTAAATAAAGAATACGCTATTTATTATTAGACATTAGAGTTTAGAGTCTGAAGAGCTGACGAACCTTTTGTTTTATCTCAACTTTCCATGCCTTCCAGCCATTGAGAAGACCAATTCTATATTGATCGAGCTGATTAGGATCTTTGCTGAGTTGAAACATTAATCCTGCAGCATGGTCCCATGAAGGAATATTGAGAAGTTGTAGCTTACTTGCATAATGTCCATTAATTAGAAGATCATCATTCGGTTGTCTTACATACAGAGGAACACACCCGCATTCCAGGGCCTCATAGAATCTGAATGTTTCTGCATTTACACCACCAGGAGTAGGGACAAACTTACTATTTAGGAGAACACTCATATATTCCGTTTTACTCAGCATTTTAGGATCACGCCATTCATTATACCATAAAACACGATTAGGTTCTATTAAATTAAGATTTTTCATTTGTTCTTTGCGTCCATTCCAGTCAGTTCCAGCAAAGGACCATGTATATTCACGGAAAGGAAGACGCGGTGTCTTTTCATAACAATCTTCTACACCATTCTTCTGAGACCAGTGATATCCAAGTGGAAGAACATAGACTTTATCGCCAAATTCGCCTAAATCTGCCCTGTGATAATTTCTAACAACTCCTAGGCATCCAGGGAGTCTATATGCATCCAGTGAATCTTTCATCTGTTCATCGCTTAAATGTAGGACATAGAATTTGGCTCCCTTTTGACTCCATGAGTCTAGAAGAACAGTTGTTTTTTCTATCCATGGCCGCATTAGAACTACTATAGGTGAATCCGTTGGAGGTGTATCTGACAGTTCTACAGGCTCAATAGATAGAGGAGCAGTAGGGCCAAATATCTCTTCAAGCCAAATGCGTTCAAACATATCTGCAGCCTTCAAACCCTGTTCTTTTAATGCTACAAATCTACGTGCAGCAGTTGAAGGGGGCTGAACATTCAATGGTGCATTCTTCAAGAAACCTTCAAGAAGTGATTCAATGCAATTTGTATAGATCTTCAAGTCATTTGGAGCAGAATCCATTTTAACTCTCCATCCCTTCAAGAGATCAAGTAGTGTTTCGCGTTTAGGGATATCTGCCAATCCTGTTCCAGTTCCAAGGGCCTCAATCAGTTTCGGTAATACAGATTTCTTTGAAATAAGCTCAGAAACTTCAAGAGTTTCAATAATCTTAAATGCGGCTCCTCGTTTTGAACCTGACCCTCTAAGAGATTCCCATACATCCATTTTATCTTCATCTTCGAAATGAACTTGTTTTTTTAGATTATTTTTTGCAATTTCCTTCTTTTCTTCTCCTACAACAACTTCATTGATAAGGAGGCGTCCATCTTTGAGTGCCTGAACAATATCAAGCGGCCGATCTACAAGACTTAGAGCAGTTGCTTCATTTTCAGGAAAACAATCAGTATTATTCCATAAATCACTATCAAAATTATCTAGACGATTAAAATTATTAAATTCACTTGTTTGATAACGAGGATCCTCATCCTGATAGCATCCAGATGCTAAGGGGTCCAAGAAATAATGATTCAGTACATTTACAGGATTACAGACCATATGATCGCCACTTGTCCAGAATCCATCTTTTGCTTTTAGAACATCAAGTACTTTTCTAGCACCATTTTTTGAGAGAATATAGGAGTAATTACACCAGTGGAAGTACCGATTTGCTGGATTTTGTCCATAGAATGAATTCGGCGCAACACGTGAAAAGTGCTCATTAACTCTTTCCTTAATCTTTTCAAATCCTGCACGGTTCGGTGGAAGAATTCCACCAAAATAGAGAACATCCCAATCCTCGGGTATAGATGCAGATGCTTCAGCCCAACGACGCTCCCAATCGGGAGAAAATTTCACATCATCCTCCAAGATAAGATAGGAATTTATATCGTCTTGTTCATTTGCAAGCTGATACCAAATTGAAAGATGAGAAAGAGCACATCCCATCACAGGCTTCTTCCATTTAAAATCATGCGGCCTGAAAAGACGCGCAATAGCCGGTGTAAGTTGCAGATTCTTTCCATCGTATGCACTTAGACGGAGAACGCGTCCTACCATTTCTGGATGATTCTCATAAAAACGGTCCAGACGATCCTTGCGCCTGTCTAGATTTACAATATAGCAATCGTCAATCATAGGTGCAAATGGCTTATGCACAGTGAAGGCTCCACGATGTACATAGAGTGCCTTTCGTTGCATGGAGGCAATACGAAGAGAAATATCACAGTAAATGAGATCCATTGGATATCTAGGTACATTCATTCTTGCTGAAAGTACTGAGAGAATACTCTGGTCATGGCGATGGCCAAAAGGCTTCTTATCTGCTCCAATTCCTGACCACTTGGGCCCAACAATTATAGAACGTTTCTGCCCTAAAGTCCAAGAATCTGCAAAAAGTTTATTTGCAAGAGGATGCCCAGCTACAAATGCAAGAGCACCTGCCCAAATTTGTTGCTGTTCCTTCTCACTATTATTTACAGCTAATTCTTTGCAGAAATCTTCATGGCACCAGCGCCGATTTGTCTCACGAGGATCATTCAAGAAACAGACACCTTCATCCTGTGCAATGCGCATCCATTCATTTGGCCAGCGGCACATAAAAACACCAGAATCTAGATATAAGACAAGTCTATCCTTAACATCCGCTCTAGTATTAAGTTCATTGAGAATCCAGAGCTTCCAGGCAAAATGTTGAGGATTCCAGAGATCAGGGAATCCTTCAACTGTGAGAGATGGCAAAGAATTGAATTTAATCCATGTATATTCCTTTTCAAGTTCGCCGCGCGTCCTATCATCTACATCGTCTCCAAGCCAGACATCACATTCTAACTGCATAGTTGATCCACTATTTTTCTTCTGAGCTGTAATTGAAACAAGCCAGTGGTGCAGAGAAGGAAGAAAGCGACGAGTTGCATAGGACGCAACATGAATACCCTTTATCTCTTTTAGCTCTGTTGGAGTTGTAAGAAGACGAATTTCATCTACTGGAGGATTCAATGTAGTAGAAAGAGAAGGAGAAGGAGAAGAAGGAGAAGGAGAAGAAGGAGAAGGAGAGAGTGCCTCTCTTGCTGCCTTCATTTCAGCGGCCTCCTTATCTGTTTTTGCTCCTAGGAATCGAGGGATTAATTCAAATCCAGCTTCAGTATTTAATACATATCTCAAAATGCGGCGCGCACACTCTGAAAGAGTGCGACGAACTAAATCAAAACGTACTTCATCCAGTGCAGGTACAGAAAACATCTTTAACCACTTCTTAGGATCTTCATCGACCTTGCGAACAGCTTCAATAAGTTCTTCAGGTGTAGTGATACCACGTGCATCAATAAATCCTGCAGGATCAAAATCACGCTCAACCTTCGGATCACCCCAATAAATAGGGATACATCCTGCAGCTTTGGCATGGAGATATTTTTCAGTTGTATATCCCTGTGAGCTACTATTTTCATAGGCTAAGCAGAATTTATAATCCTTTAAGAAATTAAACTTCTTCAGTTCTCCACCACCACCTCCACGTCCTGCAGCAAGCACATCACCTACATTGTTATATAGACGACCGGCCGAATCAACCTTCTTATATTGATTGAGTGTATGGAATGATTGATTACGCACTGGATTGCAGGGATTTGTTACAACAAACGCACAGAATTTATTTTTAGATGCAAGATCACTAGGATCTACATTTGTACAACGATCAATTGGGATAGGTCTAGGATTTGAAATTGCATCGAGATCTGCACCAAACCAATCAATTTCAAGCATCCAGAGTGGAAGACGTAAGTATTCCTGATCCACAAAATCTGCATGTTGGAATCCCATGTTCATTACAACACCAGGCGCCTTGACAATCTGTGAATTTTCTCCAGTATAGTGCATCTTTGCCAAATTTTCAGGTAATTGTCTCCAAACATCGCCAAAGGGTCCAAAAATACATAGACTAATTGCATCGGTCGGCTTCAATGTATTCATATCAAGGCCCTCAACACGAATTGGCTTTTCTGACTTCAAGTGTTTGGCAGCTTCATTGACCATTAAAATAAACATATTGTGAGAAGGATTAAAATCATCCCACATATCTGTAAAAAGAATTTTAAAAACACTAACTTCTTTGACCTCTTTTACTTCTTTTACATTAGCTACTGCAGGAGTAGTTGTAGGTAAAGATAAAGGCAGAGATAAAGGTAAAGGAGTTAAAACAATAGACTCCAATGCCTTCTTCCAGTGCGCCTGTGTAAGAGTACTAAAAGGTGAGACCTTTTCTAGAATGTGTTTTCTTACAGCATTTCGTATATCAATTGAAAAAATACCTTCATTCTTCTGAAACTGCTCTTCAAGTTCAGTAAAACAATCAACTGCTTCAGTAATTTCATTATCCTTATAATACAGCTTATCATATCCTGACCCTGCGAACTTACGTATGTAAGGAGAATTATGTATTAGTGGAATACCTGCCCACATTGCATCAAAAAGATAGGGCCTCACCTGTTGGAATCTCATATGACTGAGAATACAACTTTTAGGATCAACAACCCAAT